TAGCTAACAAGACAGGCGTAGCGATTAACGCTGGTGGCTTGCAAGCCGGTTTAGATGCTACAGCTGGTGTACTCACGTCGTTCCCTGCGACAACGATTAGTGGTGTGTTAGTGGTTGCTGCTGCAGATAATGCAACTGGTGATTTTGATACAACCATCAGTAATGCTACTGCCGTAGGTCAATCACAAGTAATTAGTATTCCTGATGCAGGGGCTGCTACGGCAAAATTTATTTTATCCGCTAGCACCGCTTCAAGTCAAACCATTACCTCCGGCCTGATTGTGTCGGGCGGTAACGTACAAACCAATGGCGGAGATAACTTCTTGGCTGGGGCGGATGCAAGTGCTGGTGCATTTTTCTCCTTCCCTGCAACCACCGCTTCTGGGACCTTAGCTCTTGCAGCTGCCGACAATGCGACGGGTGATTTTGCTACCACGATTAGCAATGGTACAGCGATTGGTCAAACACAAGTTATCAGTATTCCTGATGCCGGTGCGGCTACAGCTAATTTCGCATTAGCTCCGGGCGCGTTGGTTAGCGGTAACGTTGTTACAGCGAGTGGCACAGCCGGTTTGATTCAAGACGGTGGCTTTGCGGTGCTTGCTAATACCACAGCAGCTTATGCAGGGGGCGCAACTTCGAATGCGTTTACAGCTACAGGCATTGGCGCAACAAGCATTGTTACTGCGGTAATATTGGCATCATCGAACGCCGTCAGTATTGCTAAGGCGGTTCCAACAGCTGACACATTAACTGTCACGTTTTCAGCGGACCCAGGCGCTTCAACAACTGTATCGTGGATTGCCATAACACCAGCTGTTTAATATCTAGCGCCCTTCGGGGCGCATTGATTTAGGATTTGAAATGAGAGAAGATTTAGAAAAACGTTTGGGTGACTTAAAGCGGGCTGTCGAACAATCAATAGCTAACCATAATGGCTTACTGGGTCGCATGTCTGAAGTCGAGCACTTCCTGGCTGAGCTGGATAAACCTAAAGAAGAGGAAGAGCCATCATGCGATTAGACAAAGGCGAGAAAGCTGGCACAGCAAAAGGCATGCAGCATAATTATGACACAATGCGTGACGCTGGCTATTCCAAGAAGCGGTCGGAAGGCACAGCGTACGGAGAAGTTGGTATGGAAAAAATGGGTCGTCGCCATGAGTCAGAAGGCATGAAGCATGAGCTAAAAGACAGCCCAGCCGCTAAGTTGCGCAAAGGTCGTTAAGGATGTACTATAGGTTATCGCAATGCTAACATTACTTCTAAGTTTGTCTCCATATTCTTAGTAGCTCAATAGCATTGCGATTTCTCAGGAGGAGATATGCACGACAATCTTAAGGATTGGATTATCAAGCACGAAGGGATAAAACTGTACCCGTATTCGTGCCCAGCCGGAAAGACAACTATCGGTGTGGGTCGCAACCTCACGGACGTTGGCATTACTGCTGAAGAAGCGCTTTACCTTCTGGATAATGACATCGACCGATGCCGTCATTCACTCCTTGCTTACCCTTGGTTTACACGCCAACCTGAAGTTATTCAAAACTGCCTAATCAACATGTGCTTCAACCTGGGCACCGCTGGCCTATTAAAATTCAAGAACATGATTAAAGCCCTCCAAGAACATGACTACGAAGCGGCTGCGCATCACGCACTCGATAGCCGATGGGCACGACAAGTCCCCAATCGAGCCAAAGACGTCGTTAAAGTTATGCGGTCGGTCTGCTGATGGCACTTAAGCCTGAACAAATCGATAGCATCAAACTTTACAACTGGATTCGCTCCATGCCGGAAGTTGAACCCTACGCCTTTCACATCGGAAACGAACGTCAATGCCACCCCAATGAAGGACGAATCCTGAAGCGAATGGGCATCAAGTCTGGGGTGAGCGACTACTTCATTGGAATCCCTGCCGCCCAGTACCACGGATTATTCCTTGAGCTGAAGGTTGGGTCCAATCAACCCAGCGAAAACCAACAAAAGTTTCTTGATGACATGAGGGACCAAGGCTATATGTCTGTTTGTGTGTGGGGTTACGAATCAGCTCGAATAATTATTGAGACTTACCTTGAAATGCGCCATCAAAATGCTTTTTTAGCAACCTATAGTGGCCGCCCGATTTGCTAATAGTTACGCGATGTGGTGGTTTTATATCCTCGAGCATCGACTCAATACACGACCCCTTCAGCAGATTTGGATAATACCTGCTCGGTTCCTTGACACTTTCACGCACAAACTTCCCATAAAATATGTTCTTGTGGTATTCCGTTTGCAATAAGTATCTTTCTCTGACAGTATCTTTGTAGCCACCTGGTTTTAGGACGTGGTGAAGGCCATGGAAGGCCAACTTTCCAGGGTTATTCACAACCCAGTACTGAGATTTAAGTACGGGGCACTGAATTGGGAGGTTGGCTTGCGCGAACGTGAGTCGCGTATTAGGGTCAATTAACTCGCCTTTGCAATGCGTGCAGGCGCGAGCCGTGATGTCATTGGGTTTTTGGCAATGCGGGCAGTCTTTAAACTCAAAGTAGAAGTCACAGCGTTCGTGATTCGCGAATCCCGAACATCGGCGGGCATACTCTGAGTTCATGGTGTAGCATGTTGGGCATTCGAATATCAGTTCAGCCTCAAAGTCACGCGTCGTCGCCAAAGCATCCGTTAATATAGGGTCTTCCCAATCTTGAAAGCGCTGTATGTTGCCAGCAAAATCCAACACCAAACAGTTTTCTTTTTCGGAGTACAGTCTCAAGCCACGACCCATAGCTTGTGTGAACAACACCGATGACTCAGTTGGACGGACAAAGCACACGACATCGAACCTGGGGCAATCTACGCCCGTTAGAAGCGTCGCTACATTAACTAAGTAGTTTATACGCCCTTCCCTGGCATCGTTTAATATACGCTCTCTATCGGGGCCTGTCGTATCGCCAGTAATGCAAGCCGATTGGTCGGCCGGAAGAACCTCCATACACTCCTTGCAGTGCTGTAGTGTACTCGCAAAAATAAACGCACCATTACGACCTGAGTCTATAACAGACACAAGGTACGCCATAATATTAGCTGTGGCTCTGTTGGAAGCTGACACCACATCAGCCAATTCTTTGAGGTTGAACTTACCCATGGAATTTACTTTGAGTGCTGAGAAGTTCAAGGAAGCCACGCGCGGCATCTGGAACACGGGTTTTGTTAGGTAATTGCGCTCAATCAGCCAACTCGTCGAAATATTGCAGATTCTCTCTTTAAACAACTGGTTTTCACCAATGATAGAGGTGCCTTTGTAGCGGAACGGCGTCCCCGTTAATCCGAGTATTCTGTAATCGTATTGCTTTGCTTGCGCCATCAGGCCAAAATGATTTAGAACACGCATGTACATTGTTTCGCTTTGCTGGGGGTTAATGTTATGAGCTTCATCAACAATTACAATATTAAATGGGCAGCGGCTGATATCCTTTTCTTTCTTGATATCGCTCAAAACGCTATTGGGCGTACCGAATATGACTGGATTGGTGGTCTCTTTGGTGTTGAGGGCAGCGCAATAAATACCGCCGTCTCCGCCTTGGAGCTTATACGTTTCGTGGTTTTGGCGTATCAGGGTGGAGCTCATCGTAAGACAGAGACACCGCCAGCCCTTGGCTGATAATTTCAGCATTAATTCGGATATAATGAGGCTTTTACCCGCTCCAACGGAGGCCACCACCAGCAGTGGGTGAGTGACCTCATCTATCTTGGATAGTGTTCGGTCGACCACGGTTTGCTGGTAGGGCCTGAGTGTTAGTGTCATATAATAAAGAACTGCGGTAGGTCGTGGAAGTCTTTGACTAGCTCTTGGTAGGTTGGAAGAACGACATCGATATGGCGAGTCCATGCCTTCACTTGCCCTTCAGAAGTAACACGCTCACGCTCGTGATCGATAATTTCTTCCTCTAAGCGGGCAATCCTTTTAGCAAGGTAGGCTATCTTTCCCTCCCTGTCCCAGACGTATTTATCAAGGCTCGCCTCCAACTCTTCTTTTTCGGCAATAGATTGGTTAATATCTTCTCGCTTTGAAGGTATACCTTCCATCGCCTTTTCCCCCCGCTCCTTCCAGGAGCTTCTGTGGTTAATAGCGCTATCAACGTCCTTCTTTTTCAGAACTACGCAACGACGAACTTCCTCATCTTTTTGCCAAACAATATGCCAATAGTTCGTAAGGGAATGGCTTTTGTCAAAGAACATATTGAAATAACCCCAGGGCACACCCTTCAAACAAAAATTCTCCATATCCACAATATCTTCTTCTATCATCTGTTTTAACAATGATGTTTTGAGTTGTTTGGGGCCAATGGTTAACGTGTGTATCGATAAACTAAAGGACTTACTACCTATTGAACTAGAGCTCATTTACCCACCCTCGTGACATACATCTCTAAACCTACACATCCGGCAACTCATGTAATATGGCGAGCTGTTCACGCGTGGCAACGGGTCATCATTCTCATAAACCAACAGCGCTCGCATCTTGATATGAGAATAATACTCCGCATCAAACATCACCTGCTCATCATGCAACTCACTTGTGTCTTTGTTCATACATACGACATAAGCTGTAGGAAATCCCGACATACCCATGTAAGCCTGGACCTGCGCGTAATATCTTTGCGACCACTTCTTCAAACCCTTGTTAACGAACAGCTTGAAGCTGGAGTCTCGGGCCGTCTTAATCTCGATAATCGCATCTTCATCCTTCCAGATAGCATCACAGTGCCCCTGAAGGTAAGGCACGTCTTTGTCGAAATACTTGAGGTGATGATTAACATCGGCAGGCAGAATAAGGTTAAGACCCGCATCTTGCAGGGCATCAGTAATCAATGTCTCTAATCGCTTGCCAATATTGAACGTGCGTTGAAGTTTGTTGGAAACTAACGCGCCTTGAATACCATGGTACTCATACCAGATTTGACGCAAACAATCAGAGCCTATTCCACTTGCTCCAATATAATCACGGTGTGTTTCACGTGAAACATTCATTGTTTTATCAACCAGCTTTGTTAAACGTCCTGTTGTCATGATGGCCCTTTTTGTGCTTGTTATTTTTGGGAGTATCACCAGTCACCAATATCTTTGTATGTGACTCATGGGAGGCTGAGATAATCTTAACTTCCATCATCTTGCCCCTCCCATGAATTATTAACTTCTCTCCAACTCTCCGTGTCAGTGTGAGCATCAGAAGGGAACATCCCCATCTGGAAATAACTCATCTTCCACTGGCTTATTTCTTGAGAATGCACTGTCGACATTACTTTCAACATGCTTCACTTCAGCTTTAACGCCAGCTTCATCTTCAAAACCAACAGGGCTAAACACTTCAGCCACAAAATTACCTTCCATCATGCCACTGCCATCGCGTTTTGGCAGGGACCATTCACGAATCTTCACACCTAGAATCGAACCCATCATCGGCATCAAGTCTTGGGTTGATGGAGCTTCGGCGTGCGCTGGTTTGAATTTACATAAATCCATAATGAGCTTCAGCATATTCAAATTTCTATCAATAGCGTCCTTGCTGCCGTCGAAGCATTTAATCTTCTGTGTCACCTGTCTGTTTTTGAATTCTCCGGAGGTTAACTTCCATGTTATTTGGTAGAATTTCATTGCAGGCGCATAGTCTGTTTCCTCTTTGTTAACTAACTCAAACACATGTATAGACGCGTGAGCCATCGTACCCTCAGGTATGGTGCGAAAATCACCAGCAAAAGCTTTACTTGCTTCCCCAGTGATAGGTGTTCCTGAACCGCTCTGCCAAAATGCCATCTTATTCCCCTTCGTTATAGGCTTTAATCACCTTAATTATTTCGTACAAATCATTATCCACTTTCATCTCTTCAAAACAATCTTTTGGCGTTTTACACGTATGCTGGCCATCATTATTGGTTAAAAAGAAGTAGTTTCCTTCCGCTGTTAACGCATGAAAAACGTACGTGAATGTGCCTTCAATATTGACGTAGTTGTCGATGGCTTTGCCGATAGTTTTAGCTTTGTGTTTGCCGGTTGGGTCCACTTCTGTATGCATAATCATGATGCAATACAAGTCTTCTCTAATACCCTGAATGGCTTCGAATACACCGAAGGTTTCACGGGCAATGTCAGCGAACTTATTAAACCCTGCAATATGAGATTTGCGCATAAAGCTGTGAGAAATAGTAAAGCCAAAATCATCCAGAACCAGGTATTTAATTTCAGGGCGTTCATCGTTAACCTTTTTGATTAATCGTTGAATTTTAAGTGGGTCGTCACTCGCGTAATAATTACCCGATAACCCATCTTGAGACAAAGGTTTATATTTTGATTGGGCGCCCCGGAAAGGGAATGGCTTCCCGAGGACATTGATTACAAGTGTTTCTTCTGGGGGTAGGTTACGTAGACTGGTGCTTTTCCCTGTCCCGCTCTCACCCAGAACTAATATGCTATTAGCCATCATCATCCTTAACATGCGTCTGAAATATTCACCGATGCCTTGCCAGGCTTTTTAACAATTAACTCAAGCAATGCTTCGCGAATAGAGCCTGGAGCAATCGCTAAATAATCCTCACATAATCTTTTGTTAATCGAGTAAGAGACCTTAGGTTCAATCGGGTTAAACTCTTCAGGCAAATATACCTCATTGCTCTCATACTTCTTTTTGTCTAAACTATAAATCATGGGCGTCTTGCAAGTCACTTTATACAGACCAACAACATACGACCTCTCACCTTCGTGTTCGTGGCCTATCGCACCAATAATGCACTCAGTTAACGCTTCTTTTTCAGCCAATAACTGCGCTAATTTCTTGTTAACTTTGTTCAACTGGACAATGTTAGAATCTAACATCTCAACCCTGTCATTTACTTCAATCTGCTGTCTCATGTCATCCTCTTTACTTAGTAGTCTACGCGGGATAGCGTGAGACCATACTAGCAAGTGATTGTTAAATTGTCAACTATTTGTTACACTATTATTTTGCAGGAGGAAGTATGACGTTAGATGAAGTGAGAGAGTATTATGGTAATTGCCATAGGTTCGCCAAGCGCACACGGATGTCATCCAGTAGCTTTTTGAATTGGGTAACGTCTGGCTATGTCCCTATTATGAGCCAACACAAACTGGAGATACTGACAGAGGGTGATTTAATTGCCCGAATAAGTGACACGCCTTTTGAGATGAAAATCAAGGATTCACGATGAGGAAGTTAATTGGTGTATTGGCTTGTGTTTTACTGGTTGGATGCCAAGACCCTCCGCGCCATCGCGTGGTTACGGATGAAAACGGCAAACAGGTAGAGGTGGTAGATTCTCGTCCAGGGTTTGCTGAGCAAGCAACGAGCGCTGCGATTGCTGGGGCTGCTGCGGGGACTGCGGGCACTTTAGCTCATCACGCGACCAACCATGCGGTTAATAAGTATCGCGCTCATCGAGCCAGGAGGAGAAGATGAAGAAGAACATCATTGGTTTGGTTATTAGCATAGCGATAATTATTGGTGGCGTTTATAGCAACCACACATACGGTGAAGGAGTAACAAGGATGAGTGAGATTAGTTCACAAGAAAAGATAGATGGTATGCATGATTTTTTGGAAGCGATTGAGTTGGAATTGGAGTCCGAGGAGCCCGAAAACGTTGAGATTGCGACCAGGATTCTTGATGAGCTTTACACTTTCTTTACAGATGAGCTTCCAGGAACCGCGCTGTGTCAACTGTTAGAAGCTGGCAGTTAATGGTAGGATAAGTCCTTAGAAACAAAAAGGATTTCTATGCCCCCAGACCTACTTCATGCGTTAGCAGGCGAAGTTGCTGAGTCATTAGAGCACTCGTTACATGGCCGTGATGAGGTGTGTTGGTTCACAATCCAACAATTACATATTCTTGAGCAGGCTTTGACGCGTGCTTACAATGAAGGGAAAAGAAGTTTAGCTCCATAGTACACCACATACCATGGAGCCTAAATAACGCACTAACTTTTCAAGAGGCATGCGCTAAATATGAGCACAGTATATCACAATAAGATCTCAGTCACAGCATTTATATACACTAAATTCAGGTGGAATTTTTATCGTCTGCAATTTGAGGTATAGGTAGTACTCCATACATACCCTAGGAAGGGGATATAACAAGAGGATGATGTAATGGCTACAAACCCAGATGTGTTTAAAAGTTTGAATAATGTAATTAGAAAACTCGATAAAACTGATTCGTCAGTCAATGAAAAACTCCAGTATTTGCAAGCATGCTTAACGCTCCTGGCTCGGAGGGGTGTTTAATGAGTGTAGACGCGACCCGAGCGACGTGGCAACTAACCAAAGCCCAAGTTACTCAAACTGAAAAAATGTTCCTTTTATCCTGCGCTGATAGAGCGGGTGAAACTGCCGAGTGCTGGCCATCAATTAAGCGATTGTGTGCCGACACAGGCATGGACAGAAAGACTATTATATCAGTTCGCCAATCCGTCATGGATAAAGACTTACTAGAATACACAGGTAATATGGAAGGAAGGACCAAGTTAATTCCCGTAATGCGCCTGACGTATGTGACTCAACGGGAGGATGAGGAAGCTAACAGTCCCAAAAGCGGTACTGTTTTAAATTTAAACAGTACCGAAAGCGGTACCGTTAAACAGTCCCGAATTCGGGACACTGAACCTAAAAGGTTTGAACCTAAAATAAATACTACTAGCGAACAGAGTTCGCCATCAGCACCTACCCCTTCGGGCGCAACCCCTTTAGACTTAGTTTCCATCTTCGCGGCGGAGCTTCCATCGAGCCCGCAGCCGGTTGTCCATGCGATAACGAAGGCTTTGGATTGTAAGTCACGGCAAGCGATTAATAATTTCAAGAAGTATTGGCAGGCGCGATTGGGTTCACCTTTGACTGAAGATAGCTTTCGAGATTACTTGAATGGGCTTAAAGAGAGTTGCCCAGGGTTTTTGGCTGAATACACAAACAAACGCGGAAGGAGGCAACGGAATGGTTTAGCAGCGATTTTAAATTGGGAAAATTTCGAGAAGTATTTAAACAACGTATTATTTTAACTAAGGAACGGGTTATGAAGTTACGAGTTAAGAAAAACCCCGACGCTGAACTCGGGGTTTTGGGGGTATTGATTTCGGATGGAGATCCAACGTCGCTTGAAGTGGAGAAAGCAATGCTTAGTTTAAAAAGCAGTTTATTCTATTCACCAAATTACAAGGAACTTTACAATGTTATCAGGAAAAGCTACGAACAAAAACAGCTGTTTGATGTCGCCTCATTGTTCGGTATGGGCCTCAGCCACGACATCCAAGACGTGGTGACAAACTCCATCACCAATAACTTCTTTCCTATCACCTCCTTGCATAGACACATCGAGGAACTAAACACATTCGAAGACCTGCGCCAGCAATTCAAAATTATGGAGAAAACCATGAAAGCATGCGATGCCGAACCGATTCCAACCGTTGCGGCAGAAATCATGCTCGATGGCGCTCAAAAAATAGGTGACATTCGCCTGGATAAAATGAGCTACGGCGCAACCCTAATCGATATCGTAGAGGAGCGCGATAACGGAATATTCAAGAACGACGCAAGCATTAAATGCGATATTAAACAGTTTGGAGAAATAAGAAATTGCGGTTTGATAACAGTGGCAGGCGCTTCAGGCGTTGGTAAAACATTCTTTAGCCTCTACTTCATGAATCAAATCATCAAGAACTATCCTGAAAAACAATTCATGTTCTTTAGTTTAGAGATGAAACGAAACGAGATACTCGAACGCATGGAACACATCAACAGCAAAGATGAAAAGACCTGGCTCCTCGATGGACGTATCTTTGACCAACCGCGTATCGACATCGAATACATCGAAACTGTCTGCAAAATCCATGCCATGAAAAAACCCCTGTCGGTCATCGTTGTAGATTACATAGGCCTCGTCACAAGCGCAGGAAAATATGACCGCGAAGATTTAAAGATAGCTGATATCACACAAAGGCTTGCGGCGCTGGCAATGAACCTGAACTGCGTTGTTATATGCTTGTCACAGGTGAATAGAGACCCCTCTAAGCGACCCGAAGGTGATAGGTGCCCCTATCCCTCCGATGTTGCTGATTCGGTCGGTAGCGTGCGTTCGTCGAGCTTATGGATTGGTATCGAACGTCAGGAGCCAAACATGTTTATTGCTAAATGCAGGAAATCTAGACATGGTCAGAATTTTGAAGCGTCCTTTGATTTCAATGAAGGACGGTTTGAGGAGCGCGCCGCACCTTACACAGCTAAACGCCCACAAACAATTGAAGAGAAAATCAACTACCTAAAAGGAAAGAAATAATGATAAACCTAAGAACTACCGCGTAACCCAACCACACCAGAAGCACAGGAAGGCGATAGCCTTCCCCTGGTAACTGGGGTTGACTCA